CGCGAAGCGCATCTTTGCCAACACTGATGGCAAACAGCCACGTAAAGTTTTCGTAGCTGATAGCATTATTGCCATGCTAAGTGCCATAAATCCCATTTCACCATTTCGGCCTGATTCTCGCATAAGAGTCTCTACATCATGAAGGCTTCACGCAAATTGTTCATCTTGGCACTGGCGGCGCACGCCGCGATGTTGTGCGTCCGTCTTGCACGCTTGACGTTCGCATATGATGATTTTTTGAACTTCGAACAAGTCCAAAAGCTTGGGTTGACTTGGCAGTATCTCACCATGCCTGTCTTCGGGCAATTCGTCCCGGCGTTCCGTCTTCTCCAATGGAGCGCATTTCACATCGGCGGCATGTCAATTCACGTGTACGCGGCCATCACCGGAGTTTTCGCCTTGGCCACCACCGCGATTTTTTGGGTGTTGCTGCGCCGTGCCGGGCAATCAGCTTTGCGCACCTTCGGGTTCACGCTGATCCAAGCATCATCGCTTCAGATGTTACACTCCCAGCTGTGGTGGTCATCAACTTGCCATATCTCGCTGTCGGTGTTATTTTCCTTGGTGTGCTTGGTTTGCTTGGTGGGCCCGCTTGGCAATAGCGGCCCAACGCGTAACGGGCGTGCTGTTGCAGGGCTTGCGTTCTTCATCGCCATCATGTTTTCGGGCCGCGCGCTGATTACCCCTTGTTTGTTTGCTCCGATCCTGTGGACGCTCAACACCCGCAAGTCGATCTTCGTGGTCGTTTCTAGTATGCGCTGGGTTGCTGCGTTTGGGATTTTGGCTGCGGCCATCCTAGCAACCATGCAAACCCCGCAAGCCTCAGCTGTGAGCATGGGCCAGATTTGGATGTTTTTGCGATTCACGCTCGTTGACGGGACGCTTTTGCCAATGGTCGGCCTGCGCGCTTCTCTCCATGCCGCCAACATGCTTCCCAATTTTTGGGCACTTGTTGTTGTCTTAGCGGCCTTGTCCGGGGTGTTTTGCTTCCGTGCTTTGAATCGTAAGACTGTTGCCGTTTGGGCGGGTTATGTTGCATTTTTCACGGCGGGGGTGACGATGGTGGCGTTGCGCCGTGCGGCCAATGGCATCGAATTCTCAGCCGCCGGCCGTTACAATGTTGAGAATTCCATGTATCTTCTGGTTGTGCTATCGCTGACAGTTCCGGCGCTCGCAAAGTCGACCAAGCTGGTTGCGGCCATCCTGGCAGCGGGCGCATTCACAGCATTGCAAGTCAATGCGTCAAGTACGCGTTACAATTGGCCGATTGCTGACACAAGTGAATTTGTTTCCAACGTCAATCAAGCGCTGGCCTCGGTGCCAAGCAATGGTTGCATTGCTAAAGCCGCCCTTCCGGGCGGCATCCTGCCCGCTTGGATGTGGCCATACAACACAACAACTGAATTTGTCAAGTTATTCAACACAAAGGTCAACACTTGTGCGTCGAATCATGCGACCCACGCCCTGGCTGACAACGGGATCCTGGTCCCAACCCACAACTGAACTAGCGAGGAACCGATGCAAGTTTCAATAGGAACGCAAGTCCAAGATGGAAATTTGGCACGCACGATGGTCATTTTCTCAAAGTGGACAAAGTGCGCCTCATGCGGCGCGCTCGTCTTGTTTGTTGATCCGCGGCTCAACCCGGATGCTGAGTGCATCTGCGGCGCTTGCGTCCGCTTGGCGCCTATCGCAGGCTGATCATGATCACTTTTGCCATCGGCCAAGCATCGCCCAAAGGTGAATTGTGGATTAGCGGCGAACGCTGGGTGATTGCTGGGCTTGTCGACGCAGAAGACGCCAAACAAGCCGTGGCATTTTGGAGGACGCAACGCCAGCCGCCCTACCAACGCATCATCGCAACCAACACTCCGGTCGCCATCGTGGTGGCCAATGCTCGCTACATCGCACAAATAACAGCCAGTTGAAGAGGAGAACCGTGGACCCAAAATTCAATCACAGCCCCAGGCCTCAGCGTAGCAATCACCGCCAATTCGTGCAGGTCAATGTGCCAACCGATGAGCGTGAGCGTTTGGACAACGCCGTTGGTGAATTGACTGGGTGTGTTGAGTTGATGCGCCAACACCCACAAGTTGCGGCCGCGCTCGAACAGCTCAAGCGCGTCAATGCGATGAGCAAGTTGTCCACGGTGTTCGGGCCGAAGGGGTGACCGTGAAGCGCCACAAGTTCAAGCTCAACACGAGGTGGGCTAGAAACGAAGGATCGCAATCCAGGGTTGCCGTGGGGATGCTGGGGCAAGTCAGCAGGGCAGGACGTGGGTGGTTGATTCGCTTGGACTGTGACGATCCCAAGGATTGGGAGTGGATGCGGGCGAGCTATTTCAGACGCAACTACCACCCAGAACAACCATATAACAAGGTGAAGTGACAATGGTTGCGCCGGAAGAGCTGCCAATCTGCGACGTCTGCAACAAACCGGTGGACCGGGTGGAATGTGACAGGAGTTTGTTCACAAAAACCATCACATATTGGGTATTTTGCCACGGCGCCGTGGAAGCATTCGATGTCGACCAGATGGTGATTAATGCCGCCCACAAGGTGGAAATCGGCCGCGCATTCACACAGAAGCAGAAACAGCTGGAGCCCAAGAAATGATGAGCCAAGAACAAGAAACATCGGATCCACGTTGGAAGTGCCCAAATTGCGGCGCAGCAGCCCACGGTTGTGGTCGTAAAGGTGCCAAGCCGCGCAACATCCGTGCTGACGACATGGATCACAAGCCAGGGTCTTGCGAAGGCTTGCTTTGCGAGTGCGAAGACGATGGCGCAGACCCGACGCACGGTGTTGAATTCAGCAATCCTTGTTATGATGCTGTGTGCTATCATTGCGGATGGGGCGGTGAAATGCCGCCGCGGCCCAAGAAAATCAAACCTTGGGAGAAGAGCGCATTGGACAACGGTTGGAGCCCGCCAGCCGGGTGGGCTGAGGCCCATGAGAAGTTGAAACCAGGCAAGGCCACGGATGTGCGTGACGCACATAGCGGATGGCAAAAGGTGATCAAACAGATTCCGCACGAAAGCGGCAAGAAGTGAACACCAAATTGATGGACGCCATTGAGGCCGCGCCGGGAAGGCTCGAAAAGGAGCGCTTGCTGGCAACCGCGGATCCAGTGACCAAGGAATTCATCCGGATGGCTTTGGACCCGTATTCAGTTTTCAACATCACGTCCAAGGCGGTATCACCACATCTTGTGAGCCGTGAGCAAGGCATCGAAGGTTTGCCAAGCATGCCACAAGATAAGCGCTCCGTCTGGTGGCAGTTGCTTCGCAAAGCGTTGCTGGCACTCAAGGATCGCAAGCACACAGGTTCAGCAGCAGCGATGTTGCTTGACAGCATCATCGCTCGGGCCCCGTCTTCACAAGATGTGAAATGGGCGCTCCGCATCATCGACAAGGACCTGGTGTGTGGTGCGAGTCTCAAGACCGCCAACAAGGTCCTTCCCGGCCTGATCGAAGCTTGGGCCGTGGCCAAGGCAATCCTGGCAGAAGAGAAGCATGACTTGTCGGTCGAAGGCTATCGCGAGCCCAAGATGGATGGCTGGCGCCTCACTGTGTACGACGGTCGCCCAATGACGTCCGGTGGTCAGGAGATGCAAGGTGTTGGCAAGTTGATGGAGATGCTTGGGTGTATGGTCGATTTAGGTCTGTGGGTGGTGGACGGGGAATGCTTCGCGCCCCACAACTTTGAAGACAGCGCTGGGAAGATGGCGAAGCGCGGCCAGGATGACCGTGGCCTGTGCTACACGGTGTTTGATTTCATCGACCGCGGCGAATGGGACAGGCGCAGCACCCGGCCGCTCATCGAGCGCAAGCGCGACTTGCTCTTCAACATCGAGCCAAACGAGCGGATCCGCATCATCGAGTCGATTTTGATGGTGAAGGGCACCACGTTCGCCGAGATGAATGGTGTTCGTGACAAGTATGCTGCCATGCTGTACCCCTTTGAAGGTGCGATTTGGAAGCGTGCTGACGCCGGTTACCATTGGGGCGAGTCGCCGAATTGGCTGAAGTTCAAGCCCAAGGATAACGAAGATGTCCAAGTCATCGGCACGTACGAAGGTGAAGGCGCGTTCAAGGGCATGCTCGGCAGCTTGCACGTGCGGCGCAAGAACGGATCCGAGACAGATGTTGGCGGCGGGATAACCATCCAGCAGCGACAAGAATGGTGGGCCATTCGGGACCAGTTGATTGATCGTTGGTGTGAGGTTGATTTCCAAAACGCCACCAAGGCCGGGAAGTTGCGCCACCCGAATTGGGTGCGTTGGCGTGATGACCGATAGATCATGGGAAGAAAAGCCAAGCCTGAAATTGATCGCTTCTGGTCTCAAGTCAACAAACATGGCCCGACCCATCCGGTGCTGAAGACGAGATGTTGGCTGTGGACGGGCGCCATTTTCAAGGGCAGAGGATACGGCTCATTCAAAACCGGAAGTGGCAAACATGTCCAAGCCCACCGCTTCGCGTTCTTCCTGAAGCACGGTCGATACCCGTTGCCATGTGGGCTTCACAAATGCGACGTCCGGTCGTGCGTCAACGATGATCATCTGTTCGAAGGAACGCAGAAAGACAACATCCAAGATGCCCTCTCCAAGGGAAGGATGGCCACGGGCGATAGGAGCGGATCGCGAACCCATCCTGAGCGGCGCCCACGCGGTGATGCTCATTGGTCGCGCACACCCGAAGGCCGCGCAAAGATGAGGGCAATCAGGTTGCTCAATCCGGTGAATCATTGGTCGAGCTGAAATCACAACCGGCACCATTGTCATGGGAAAACAATGAGTTGCTGTCAATCGCAAAGTAACCATTGCAACGGGCACACCCGAATGACAACATGCCAGTGTGCTGGCAACGTTCCTTGGAGGATATCATGAGAAAAGTTGGAATTATCAGGATTTTCGGTTTGTTTGCCGCGTTGGCGCTATTGGGCGCCAACAACTTGGCATACGCACAAGATGATGGCGGGGTTGGGCAATGTGCGATTTGCGCACTCAGCCCTGATCAGGTTGTGCTGACTAGCGATCCGCGGCTTGCGCCTGCATCGGCGGCGTCACCAGGGCTCTGCCCGGTGTTGCCCGGTGATGGATCGTTGTTCCTGGCGGGCGACGGCACATTCAAGTCGGCCGCGGTGGCACCCTCACCAACCCCTTGGCGCTCGCGCATGCCGCTGGACAACAACGTCATTTCGCGTTGGGGTTTTGCTGAATTCATCGGTGCATCCTACTTGGCCAATGATGTTAGCGGCGCAGGCAATATGACCACATCTGGAGTTGCGCTCATCGGCGCGCCAGGTGTCTTCAACAACGCTGTGTCCGTGGTGGGCGGCCGTGTTCAAAGTGATGCGGCCGCGGCGGAACCGGCCTATCCGATGAGCGCAAGCGTTTGGGTGATGTTGACATCTTATCCAACATCGGGGAATCTGCAAGGTGTTCAAAAGACTTGGAACGCTGACGGTTTTGGACCCAACTACCGCTCGATCAGCCCTTTCATCGGCGTCAGCAACGGT